GTGGAAAAAACAATAATACAACTGAAACTCAAAAAGCTAAAACTTCCAAAAAAATCACAAAAGAATTTAAACCATACTTTAAGAACAATGTTGCTGAAATGACAGACGTAAAAGTTGAAATAACAGAAGTTCGAGTTATTCCTGCAGGAGAAGTAGGAAACGAATATGGTGAAAAACCTATAATTGCCTTTTGGTATACTGCTACAAATAAGTCAAACAAAGATATAGATCCAATAAGTGCATGGCTTTCATTTTTCACAGCTATCCAAGATAATGACCCTAACCGTATAAATGAATTAGAGGTCGCACCATCTCCTGATGATAGGTTTTTGAATACGCAAACTGAAATCATTAAACAAGGTGGTTCTGTGCAAGGTGCCTGTGCATATATACTTGATGATGAAACAACTCCTGTAACTTTAGTAGCAAAACGTGGTTATGAAGATTATGAAATTGGTCGTATAAACTACAGTATTACGGGCTAATTTTTACTTACTTAACTTTAAAATAAATGGATAATTTTATGGAAAAATCATATTTTGATGGAGGCCTAGCTCAGCTAGTTGCATATAGAGTTGCTGGAACTTTAATTACAGTCCTTACACTTGGTCTTTGCCTTCCATGGGCAATTTGCATGGTATATAACTGGGAGACCAAGCACACTGTAATCGAAGGAAGAAGGCTTGGTTTTGATGGGACAGCCACACAGCTTTTTGGTAACTGGATAAAATGGCTACTGCTTTCAATAATAACCCTAGGGGCCTACGGCTTTTGGGTAAATATCAGGCTTAAGCAATGGAAGATTAAGCATACATATTTTGTGAACTAAGGAAAAACCCTGTGCGAGCACAGGGTTTTACTTTGTTATTTTAGGTAATTTCCAAAATATTTTTCTACTAATTCCTTGTCGTATCCATCTTCACCTCGCCAGTAGGTTGCATATGTCCAGTCGTGCTTTGATGGTTCGTCCCTGTCATATGACTTAGGAGCAAGGATTCCTATGCATGCTAATATCTCTATTATGACGCTTCTCTCGTCTTTATTTGCCTTCAGAATAGAAACTTCTGCAAGCTTATTTCTAAGCGCGCCCGGATGGTCATTATCCTCACAGCTTGATACAGCATCGAGTATGGCCTTTAAGATTTCGACATCTTCTGCCGTTGGTTCCGGAATATCCTCTTCAGCAAATCGCTCTAGATCAAAAAGAATATACACTAAGTTTCCTTGACGAACACCGCCCCATTTTATCCTTTCGAAATTCAGAATGTTGAGATCTTCATTTGTATATTTTTCTTGCCCTATGACCCCGTACTTGACATCACGACAAACCCTGCAAGTATAACTCACACGCGTCACTTTCCCATTTTCGAGAAAACGTCCAGACTCAACAGGGGTATACTTGTGTTCTTTAAAAAGCTTTGCAAGATAGTAGGATGCTGCTGCACTTCGCCAGTCCAGCCTCCTTGTAGACAAGCTACATAAAAAGGCTTTCACGACTTTCTCCATACTAATCGTATTTGCTAGCTTAACGATTCTTTTGATGCAATCGTTATGTGATATTGTAATAGGATCAAACATAAGACCTTTTTCCTTTGCATAAGCAAAGTCCTCTGGCGATGTGTATATCTCATTTTGTGGCTTCCACCCGTTGGCCCAATATCTGTTAAATAATATTTTCTTTGCTTTTTTGTCCATGTTACACCTTTATCTATCTGTCTCTAAAGTCTCTCTGAGTTCCTTTAATCTAATCCTATATTTTTCTAATCGTTTCAGATCTTTTTCTGTTGGATTTTTTATTCTGCTTATATCGGAATTATGCTCCATATCCGCTATCTTTACTCTTAAGGCAATGGGATTTTGTTTTACTCTATCCAAATATTCCTCGTAATCTTCCTCGACCTTCTTTGTAATTGTCGATACAGCCAAAACAACTTCATCTGAGAATCCTGCTTCTCTCAAATCGTTCACAGTGACATCCGTATCCTCTATAACATCATGTAATAACGCAACGATTTTATCTTTTTCCCCAGACAACTTGTTTGACACAGTGAGTGGATGCTTAAAGTAATCTTCTCCGCCTTTATCTTTTTGTCCCTTGTGAGCCTTTAATGCTATATCATACGCCAACTCATATTCATTAATATACATATTTCTAAACTCCTTAGGTTTTCTTGCATAAAACTCACTCTTATTCTACCTCAGTTTTCTTTACAAATCACTATTCTGATGGGATATTCTTTTCGGTGGACAGTATTCCAAGCCTGTAAGAGTGTCGATATGGCACTACAAACGATATCTTGTCCGTATGGTCCATATTCTGCGTGACCCTCAACGTATATTCTGTCGTTGTTGTTCATTATTCTAATCATTGTCTTCTTTTGTCCTTTAGTTAATTTGGGGCGAAAGGCCAGAGTCGAACTGGCATACTTGAGTCACAATCCAATATCTTAACCGTTAGATGACTTTCACCATAGTTTTTTGACTTTTTGAAAGCAATAGGGTATTATATAAATATAAAACATCAGTTTTAGAGGGCGACCCCCCGACCCCTTTAGGTTGGGGAGCGAGTCGCTCTTTTTTATTTCAATATTGACCGCATCTCATTTCCAACTTTTACAATCACAGGACTACTAACAAAAGAAGAACCAGACGCAGATAATTTAAAGAACTGCTTCTAAATCACAAAGTGCTAAAGCCTTGCACGCCTGAAAAGGTATGCAGGGTTTTTAAATATCAAAAATTCAATCTAGTTAAATTTATTTATTGATTCTCTATTTTAAATATAATATAATTAGCCTTGCTTTTAAAAGGGTATTTTGGCGATGTTATGAGCTTATAACCAAGTTCTAAGTTATATTTTTAAAGAAAGGAAAAATAAATGGCAACAGAATTAACACAAGCCCTAACATGGACGTTCATATCAGAATGCCCTATCCCTGGAGATGTAAGCGAGATGCTCATTAATGGAGAAACTGCAGTTGCTGCATACAAAACCATTAGAGATATTGCAGTATTTACAAACAAGAGACTCATTGTCAAAGATGCTCAGGGTTTAACTGGTAAAAAAATTGAAATTTACTCCTTGCCTTACTCATCTATCGTAATGTGGTCTACCGAAAACGCGGGTAAACTCTTAGATTTGAGTGCAGAAGTTGAGCTTTGGACGAAAGCTGGTCATATTAAGGTTAAGCTTAACAAAAACTGCGACATTCGTAAGTTTGATATACTTATAGCCAATGCAACTTTATAATTAATATTTCTCTCATTGGATAAATTTCCATCAGAAAATACGTTATAAATAGAGAGGATAATTGAAATGAAAAGAAAATTTATTCCTGTAATTATATGCTTTCTTATTTGTGCTATTTTAGGCGCTTGTAGTGATGCTAAAAATAATACAAATGAAAAAGAGAATAATAAGACAGAGACTGCTACAGTTAAAAAAAGTAATTCAAAATATTATTTTAAAGATGATATAATAAAAGTGCCAGAAGGTACAATAAAACTAACCGGCTCAAGAATAATAACTCCTGATGACCATGAATTTATAAACGATTATTCGCTTTTGATAACCGTTGAATTTACTAATGACTCATCCACATTACAGGAGCCTAGTTTTGTGTGGATGACTTATGTTTCTTTATTTCAGGATCAAGATAAAACGGTATCTCAACTTATTCCGTCGTATGATTACTCTTTACTAGACGAATATACCCAGACAGCGGATTATACTATTCAAAAAGTAAAGCCTGGAGCAACTGTAGAATGTGTTTTTGCTTATGAACTTACAGATACTACTTCTCCCGTAGCACTAGTTGTTATGAAAAACTATAACGAGGAGCTAGGTACAAAAGTATATAAATTGCAGTAGAAATCAATATAGCTAACTCTTGTTTAAATCTTAGTTTTGTATTTCTATCTGTAATAGGAACACTAATGTTCATCTCAGAAATTACACCATACTAAACTTTACAAAATATAGACTAAAGCAAACGGCTGAATGCAACGATTTTTCACTGCGTTCAGCCGTTTTATATTAATGCTATATTTGCTCTTGCTCAATGTCGTATCTGACCCTAAATTCTAGTAGCTCAACAACGTAAGCTGGTGGATTTCTTTTCTCTGTTTCCCAATCCTGAATAGTTCTCACTGGAATATTGTACTTCTTTCCAAAGTTTGCTTGCGAAAGTCCCGTAAGCGCTCTTATTTCCTTTATTTCCATTTACCTTCTCCTGTCTAGATTTCAATACTTATTCTCTTAGGTGTTCCCTTTGGTGTGCATGTGCTCGTTATTTTTTTCAATGTCCTTTTTTAATAAAGAAATACCTTTTAGTACCACATCTATTTTACTTATCGAGAGTTTCTCCATGCAGTATTCTATGTCTTCCATTTCCGACTTTGCAATTCTCAGCGACAACCTCATGTCTCTCGGATTGCTTGTAGGTCTCCCCATTTTCTTATTTTTGATAATACACCTCTTTTCTGTTCTTACCTTTCTGTATTCCATGTGATATATTGAAATCGGATAAGGTGTACGGGCAAGTCGCACACCTTGAGCTTTGAGGAGATTTGATTATTTTATCAAGTCTTCTATTTTTTTAATCGTTTCAGGCTTTACATTGTCATCTTTTAATATCTGGATAATCATTTTTAGTACTACCTGAAATTGTTCATAATTTCCATAATCTCCTTTTTTCAATTATACTCTGAGGTAATTATCTATCGCAAGTTTTTCATGTGTTCCCATTCATTTAACGTCAAATAATCTCTTCTCTCAAGGTGCATTTTTTTACATTGCGAAACATATCGCTTATGCGTTCTGACAATGTACTATGGCAAATTGATAGTGCGCGTACATCTTAATTTTTTGAGTCTTTAAATCTACCATAAAATCGTGGTAGTTTTTTATTGGGTATTGCACAGGGTGTTGCCACGAATGGGTCAATATAGGTCAATATAGATCAATAAACATTTCTAGAATACATTAATTTTGAAAACAAAAAGAGCCCTGCATTGCCTGAAATTCAAGCAATTGCAAGGCTTTTTCTTTTGGAGCTCCCGAGCGGGATCGAACCGCTGACCTGCGCGTTACGAATGCGAGAAAGAATGGCTGAAATTCAGTATTTGTACTATGCGGTGTGCCTTTCGGTGTGTATTAGTTAATTTTGTATAAAATCATATCTCACCTTGAATTCGAGCAGTTCTACCACATATATAGGTGGTTTGCGCTTTCCTGCCTCCCAATCTTGAATTGTCCTTAATGGAATATTGTACTTCTTTCCGAAGTTGACCTGTGATAAATTGGTGAGTGCTCTTATTTCCCTTATATTCAAGCTACTTTCTCCTATTTAAAATTCCCGTTACTGTAACTGCTACTACAACTGCGACTATTAGATAAATCTTCATTTTATTTACATTGATGATTTTATATGTTATATTTATGGTAAGGAGCCCCGAGGGGCTTTCCTTACCGGGTGAGTAACCAAGTGATTAATCCACTTACTACTCCAGAGACGATACCAGAAGCTGTGTTGATTGCAAACTCTTTCAGTTTCTGGTTTTTCTTTTTTTGTTTCATCAATGTTTCCTCCTTCCTTATGTATATATAATAACACGCGTTGCGTATTTTGTCAAGCCTTTTTATAAACATTTTTTATTTTTTTTGCAATAAAAAAGAGGGCTTTCGCCCTCTTGATTAGTCAAATATGTCGGCTAGAATATCATCAGAAATATCGCCTAGAACATAAGCCCTTTTGATTGCGTGCTTTTTGATATAAGCCTTTGCCGATTCATTGGTATACTTATTGACTAGTAGTACAGGATAGTCACCTAGATTGCTTGCCACTAGTCCGTCTGCCCAAGCATTAACTAAAATCACAGTATCTGCGTTAGGGTAGAATAGGTCAGCAATTTTTGTTGATGTCTCGTACCTATCTAATCCGTCAAGCCTTGTCACCTTGCCGATGTCTGCAAGCTGACGCTCAATATCCTTTGACACTACGCTATCGCCACCTAGTATGATGTACTCTAGGTCAGACTGCTTGTCCAAAAACGACGCTTGCTTGATTGTGAGATAGTCTCCCACCATCATAACAGGGTATCTGACTGTCGATACAGACACTCCGTCAGCCCAATCTTTACCACTTGTGATGATTAGCTTTTTAGCCCCCTTTATACACTCTTTAAGCACCTCTAGGTTAGTGTCATATCTATCAGCACCGCTGAGCACCTTTACTCCAGCACCATTAATCTTTACATCACCACCGACAACTGTTGTCTCAAGTCCATTAGTACCCTTGCACTCATCATATACTAGATTAGCATTTTTAGTGTATGCAAGATAGCCGGCACTCAAGCCATCTGCAAATGTCTTGCCACTAACAACAACCTTGTTAGGCTTTAGATGTGATTCAGCGATTAGGTCAGCAGTCTTGTACCTATTTTCTCCGTTGTACCTAGTTATCTTGACATCTGATGGAATAGATTTCTGCTCGACCACAGGCTGAGCATTTCCACCATTGTAGTAGTATTCTGCCCTGTGATAGAGTTCGTCTAGTCGGTCATACCAAGTACCAGGGCAAGCTGTAGGCTTGATATCTTTGTGCCCTCTAAGTGGCAATTTGCGACCATAGAATCGCCATATATCAGCGATAAGCTCAGCCACTGTCTCAAAGTCAGCTGGTCTACACTCAGGGCGACACTCAATGCCGATTGACCTAGAATTTTCTTCCATATCTCCCGAGTGCCAAGCGACGTTAGAATAACTAACGATACAAGCCACTCTGCCAGCCTCAGCTACTAGATGAGCCGACGCTCCACTTTTAGGATTGCACAGCCAATTAACTGGCGTCATAAATGCTTGACCCATCAGCCCCCACCAATGTATCAAGATTTCTTCAGGATGATTCTGATTCGTTTCTCCGACAAAGTATTTGCCATAGTTAGGACTGTCGTATGATTCTATAAATTGATATGCCATAGCCTAGTCCTCGACTTTCTTATCTTCTTCTAATTTTAAAATCTGTTTAAATATCTGATGTAGTCCTGTTGACGCAAGTCCACTAATCATACCACTAGCGATAGCTACAAGGGTTATCGCATGAGCATCGATACACCCTAGTATCGCTCCTAGCACGGTTACAACAAGCGGTATCCATTTGTTGTCCGTTGGTAGAAACTTTTTCATTAGATAGCCTACTACCAAACAAACTGCGATAACTAGTGGAATGTAAAGATTTGTTAAAAATTCAAGATTCATGTTATACCTCCTATCTTGAAATAAATAAAAAAAGGTGGAGTTATTTCCACCCTTACCTAACTAAAATATTTTGAATAACTAGTGTCATTCCTGAGCCTATTAACACGGATATGATAGCTTGGACAACTGCGTTCCATCTCATCTTTGGTACTTGCTCAAGTGCATTGATTCTTTCGCCTTGCTCGTTGAGTTCCTCATGATGCATATCCATTTTTTGTATCATAAGTTCTATGTTCGTGTTGATTTTCTGTATTTCCCTTGTCATGTCCTCAACAATCGTCAATCGCGTATTCATTCTTTTGATTTCGTCATCGTGGCATTGTATCTTGATGTCAATGGTATTCTTGCGTTCTAGCCACTCTTCCCTTGTCAGTTCTCCCATATGCTCCTCCTATTTCCACTTGCCAATCGCGTAGATTTGCAAGTTTAAAATGTCTGCAGATGCGGAGCTCTGACTCGCAGCTACCGTCAACATCGTTGTGTTTTGCGTATTGATTGTTTGAGCGGCAAACGAATAACCGTTGCCAATCTGCACTGATGCCGTTACGTTTGGCTTTGCGATAAATCGACAAGACGATGGGAATGTAAACGTTTTTCTGTTAAAAATCATGTTATTCCAGGCTCCAGCAGTCCATCCCGATCTAGAGTCCGAATCGGCTGTCTTAATAAGCTCTAATCTCCCCCTCTTCCATTTCACGAACTGCCATCCATCAATCTCGCCTTGCTCGATGACATAATCCTGAGCTCTTCCACCTCCGTTATATAGCTCATTGATTGCATCTGCGAGATTTCTTGCGCTAGTTTTTAGCATATTCGTATTGCCCATGTCGTCTCTAACGCGCTTTATCTGGTCTGCGTACTTTTCGTCTGTGACTTTAATTTCTTGTTTGAGATCCTGGGCAAGTGTCCCAGATAGTGCTGAGTTAACTGTACCAAAACTATCACGTAGCTGTAGCCATAGGTTGTCAAATAGTCCGCGATACTCGACCGCTGGAACAACCCAACCGCAAAGGCTTGAGTCCATCCTGGTATCGTATATATTAACCGATTCTATAGATGTCGTTCGAGCTGGTATGACTATGTCTGCTATTGCTAGCTCGTAGTAGTTTGACTCGCGGATTAGATCCTGAGCAACCGGATTCGTTGCTGCGACACCCTCTTTGAGGTAAATGTCAATGTCTCGCCTGTCCTCTGCAGTGTCAAATCTTAAAACGATACGATCTATACGAGGAAGGCTCGATGCTGGAGACAATGTGATTTGTCTGTTATTGTTCTCCTTGAAAACCGCACCCTCGATGATTGCACCTCCTGGTTTTACATTGACGGTCATACCTCCGTGAGCCGTGACCATAAGTCCGTCGATTGGGTTAATAAACACACCGTTGCCCCAGCACATCTTGTTGAAATCTCTTTCGTCCTGGGCTGTGATTGCCCTGTCCCATTCATTTCCGATTATCCTTTTTGATTCAAATGGAAAACTCTTTGCCATACTATACATCCACCTTTCTATATGTTTGCCTGTTTGGAGTTCCAAAGACAAGCTCGACTTTTACTGTATTCTTTGAGTGGACCTCTCTAACCTCGACGAGCCTGGAAGTAAATTCTTTTTGTATAGAATCAATATTGATTGTACAAATATCACCCAGGTCATAGTCCTTGAGGTAATAAAAACGATGTTGGAGTACATCAACTGAGATGGTCTCTTGTTTGTAATTGTTCAACATCTCAAGCTTTGCTGCATCTCGCATTTTTGACCTTATAAGCGCCTCATTTTCGCTCTTGATTTCGACTCCGCTGATGTTGGCATTAAAAACTTTGAGTGGCACACAGTGACCGAGATTGCTTGGCATGTTACCATCAAATTGTACATATTCATGTATTGCTCTGACCTTTTTGCCATCCTTCCAAAAGACGTGTACCTCATTTGACGTCTTAAAATCGTCGGGTATCTCCTGGCTCGCTAAAAAGCCACTGTATACCCCGCTTTCGTCACATGCGTATTCACACTTAGAGATATTCCCCCAAGCCTCGCCAAAAAACACATCATCGCGCAAATCTTTGCCTTTTTGAACATGCAGTTCAATGCCTAAAAGTGGCTTTCCTGGTTCTTCCTTTGCCGAGAAAATCGGTCTGCAAATGAGTGTGTACCCTGCAGACTTTAAAGCTTTTCGTATAGCAGAGCCTGTACTTTCACCAAGTTCTGCACTTATAGACAGCTCGCTTGGTACGTCACTATCTGTGCTTAACTTTGCGCCGTTTACCGTTCCCCCTCCAGACTGAGCGTACTTGTCACTCACAGTTTCAAGCAACCATTGTTTTAATTGCGTTTCAACTTCTATCTTACTCTTAAATGTCATTGTCGAAATCGGTATCGTATAAGCGCTCCAATCAAGCACTTTGTCGATAAAAAAGCCTGATAGTGTTACAAATTCGCCGTTATTCTTTTCCTCGTACACGACCTTTTGTACCATCGCAGTCTCAGGGCGCCCAATACATTGGATGTACTTGACATCTGGGTCATAGTCCTTTGCTGCCATATATAGCACAAATGACCCGCACTCAAAATATTTCCTACTCCATTGCAACTCGACGAAGTCAATCATCTTGACCTCTTCGCCGAATTTGTTTAGACATTTGATCATTTACACACCTCCGTATCTTCCCACGAAGCTTACTTCTGCGGTAAATGCCGTATTTCCGTCTTTTGATATTTTGATTTGATTATCACCATAGCCAAGCACCATCTGCATAAGGTCTCTAGCGTCAAAATTGCTGTATGGTACGTCTTTACCATTCTTTTTGACCGTTCGCTTGTCGCAGTCAATAACGAGGACATCAGTGGCATTTAGCACGGTTTTAACGCTAGTCTTAAGGTCGCCCATCTCGATATCGATTCCAGGAACGTAGCCAGTAGACTTTATTGTGATAACGATCGGAGCCGGTTCGCTTCCGAGGTAATTGATTACCTTTGTATCCGTTTTAGTTATCTCGCCAAAAGCAAGCTTGCCACCGCCGGGCGCATAATATCTTGTCCAATGCCACATAGGATTTACTGCACTAAAAGCAGTCGTATCCTTGCTGTCGCCAAATAGATCAGCATGAGGAGATTGGAATAATAGTTCAAGATTAGGCTTTCGGTAGACATTCCTTGAAGGATAGCTTGCCGCCTTGAGAACACAGTCTTTAGCTATCTTTGTGACTCCAGCATATGTAATATACAAATCATACTTATGATTAGCATTATGAAATCCGATAACCTCATCTCTTAAGCTATCATTAGTTCCGTTAATTCTTGCCGACAAAGTAATCTGTCGGCCATGCTTTCTAATACCTGTTACGATATCACCGTGGCCAAACCCTCTCGCCTCTGAAAATACTTCAATTTCAGGAAAGTCAACACCTTCAAGTGTCAACATTTTCCAGTCATTTTTGTTATAACTAAATCGGAGACCATCACTTCTGACGGCCTCCACATTTACCATTTTGCTCATATCGCACCTGCCAATCCGAATTTTACTGCTTCACTTCTCAGTACCCTTGCATGTTCGCCTGGAGTCTCAACAGGCTGATTGATGTTAATTGTCTGCATTACCGTTGTCTCACCTGCACCGACTCCGTTGCGTGATATCTGATTATATCTTGCCCCTGGAGGTAGCGTTATTGCATCTCGTTTCAGCCTTGAACCATTGTAGCCACCGTTTACAGTTAGGTCAGCCTCAACTCCTTGCATATCGCTTGCGAAACGATCTTTTATGCTGCTCGTAAAGTCTGATACGACACCAAGTGCATACGCGGTTTTTCTCGTGATACCATTAGCAATACCGTAAATCAGATTGTTACCAATGTCCTTTTCTCCCCAACGCGATGGAGACTTTATTCCGAAAAAGGATTTAATCTTTTTCTTTACATTCCCAAAAAAGCCACCAATCTTGTTCATTAACCAGTCAAACTTGTCGTGAATTCCGTTCCAAAAACCTCTGATTATCTGACCACCTATAGACACAAATTTGCCAGGTAAGTCTTTAATTCCATTGACTATACTGTTCACAAAATCAGCTATACCGCTTACAGCTCGGCTAACTAAATCTCCAACCCACGCAGCAATCTTTGCAATCACCTGCGCTAGATAAATTACTATTCGGATTGGAAGAGTTTCCCACCAAATCCAAAAGTCAATCGCTTTTGATACAAATGCTTTGATGCCGTTCGGCAATGTTTCCGTAAAAAATGTTACAATCCCATCAACGACTGCACCAACAAAGTTCTTGATATGGGTCCATATTCCTATGAAAAAGTTACGGAATCCGTCTGACGTTTTCCATAGGTAAATAAAACCACCAACGAGCGCTGCAATAGCCATTATGAGAATCATAATAGGATTTGCAAACAAAACTGCATTTAACAGTACCTGAGCTGCAGTAACAATTGTAACGACTGTTTTATACGCAATAAAAGCAGAAGCAACCATCACGATTAAGATCTTAAATTTATCAAAGTTCTTAATTAGCCCTTTTAAGATTGATGTCAACGGCTTAATTATTGGGACCGCGTTACCCAGTTTACTCAGTCCTTTTATAATCGCTGGTACAAGGCTTTTTGAAAATGCCTTGCCTAGACTCTTAGCCACAACCTTTATCCTTGGAATTAAGTTACTTAAGAATATCGCAATTGAGTCAGCAAAGGCTTGCATAGACTTATCGACATCTCCCCCTCCAGCAAAAGCAGTAAGCAGATTTTCCCACGAGGCTTTCATCTGATTTGCACTACCTTCTAGAGTAGAGTTTGCTTCTTTTGCTGTTGTTCCAGCTATCCCCATGTGAGATTGCATTACACTTAGTGCATTGACGATATTGCCAAAACTCATACTGTTTTCGTCGACAGTAATTCCAAGTTTTTTCTGCTCATCTTTCATCTTAGATGCATCCTTTATAAGGCGCTGCATCTCCTCTTTAGTACCACCATAGCCGAGCTTGAGGTTATCTAGCATAGTATAGTTTTGCTTAGCAAAGCCCTGGTACGCCATCTGTATAGACTCTATCGATGTGCCCATCTTGTTGGCATTATCTGACATGTCCGTCACGGCCCTGTTCGCGTATTCTGCCGACTTCTTTGTGTCGCCATCAAGCGATTGCAATAGTGATGCACTGAAGCTTGTTACTGTCTCCATGTACTTGTTAGCACTCATGCCAGCCGTCTTATATGCGTTACTTGCATACGCCATGACTTCTTTGCTACTATTTTTGTACAAAGTCTCTACGCCGCCTGCGAGCTGTTCGTATTGCGCAAATGACTTTATCGCCAAAGTTCCAAGCCCTACTGCAGTCGTTACGAGTGCAGCACCTATCATCGCTGCGCCTCTACTCACGCTCCCAGAAAGACTGTCAACACCTTTATCTACACCTGTTGTATCAAGCAGGGTTTTTATCTCTAAAACATTTTCATTCATTTACTATCCCCACTCTTCTTCAAACTTGCGATACTGTTCTTCTTCCTCTTCCGTAAGTACTGTTGGAAGTTCCCATGCGTTTCGCTGTTCTCTAAACTCTTTATCGGTTGACGCCCTAAAGCCTATTACCTGTCCGAGCAATGTCTTATCAGTGATGCCTTTTAGCAGTGCCTTGAATTTGTGCCAATGCATTTCGGTTTCCATGATGTCGATTCCATATTGTTGCAAAAATGCACTATATATTAGTTCAGCATCAATATCAAAATCTAGTGTATCTACACCTGGATCACTTTGTTTTGGAACAGGACAAGGATTTGTATAAAACTCTACAAGTGCCAAGAATATATCGTTAGGCACTCCCCAGCCTCCTTCAGTCTGAACGCAAGGCGAATTGCCCTTAAATAAAGGCCTGAAATCAGTACATTTATGGAAGTTTAGCCAGTATCTATAGTCTGTGTTTAAAAAAAAACGCCTCCCACGAACCTCAATCGAGTCGGGGAGACGATTTGTTAAAGTTAGCATTATTTAAGCTTCGCAATCTTATCCACGCTCTGCGCTACGTTCTCGATAACGTCAAGCGCAGGTGAATTTAATTGCTCTGCCTCTCTTTGTCTCTGATGCTCGCGGACTCTCTGCAGATAAGCATCAATGATGGAGTTGTAGCAGATTGTTAGGGTCTGCAAATCAACATCATCCACCTTTTTTGCATCAAGAACTACTGCTGCATTATCCTTGCCTAAAAGTTCTGAGCATAAATCAAACTGCTTGCGATAGCACTCAACTCCCTTGTTTGCGACGCTCAAATTTCCAATCTCGTCCATTTTTTTCTGCACCGCCAAGGTTTTCTTAGGAAGGACGTATTCAGCTCCGTCCCACATTAAAATATCTGCCATATTATTACTCCTTTATTACTTATGCTTTGGTAAATGTTGGAACGCCAGCCTGAAGCTTTGCTGTTCCCTTTTCGACTGTGCCGCCAAATGGCAAGTCAAATGTAATTGTGCCTTCAACTGCATTCATCGAGTCAATGCTTAGTGTTGCTTCTGTAAGCCATGCTTTGTTGGCACCGTTTGGTGTGTCATCAAAAATAAACACAATCATAGCCTCGACCTTTGCGTCGGCTCCAGTTGCAAGTCCGTAGAACTTTTCCCAGATGAAATCAAAGTCCGGCTCGCCCTTATACATTGTAAGTGGCATGCCATCAACTCCAGGCTTGTAACCTTCAAGCTCTGTTGTTGGCGATTCATCTGAGATGTAGTCGTAGTCCTGCTTCTGTGGATCAAGCTTAATCTCGAGTTTTGTAGCCTTCTTGATTCTGGTCCACTTCTTTGTTTCTTTTGTGCCTGTGTTGATAAACAGTGCGATCATGTGCTTTTTAATGCGCTTAACCTGTTCTGCCATGTTACCTTTCCTTCCTGTAGGTCACCCCTACACTAATCTGATAGACAGCTTGCTCGCCGTCTGTTTCCTGCATATAAAACGAATTCGCGACTGAAATCTCTTCGATGTTATGTCCTTGCGGATAATTCGATTTGTAATTCTGTTCCTCAATCCATTGTTCAAATTGTTCGAGGAACTCTTGATTCGATACCCTGTCGCGCTCTTCCTGAGCCTCTTGCCTAGCAACGATATAAAAATAGTCAGTACACAATGTACTGCCATCTATATAGTCGACTGTTTCGTTTGTCGGTTGCTTGTATATGCCCAAGCTTTCTGCCTCAGCTCTTAATCTGTCTGTGTCAAAATCATCGCAGAGAGCAAGACCAGGACACTCTTTCATCCATATTTTGATTGACTCTGATAATGTCACTTAATCACTCCCTTTCGCCATGATTTGCTTTGCGCCACGTGCTATTGCAGCAGCACCACCTTCACGCTTCATGCGCTCAAACCAATAATTTCCCCTTTTAGGCGCACCTTGAAAATTAGCTGGCATATAATACCATCTGCGTGCGTAAGGTGTCGTATACCTTACAGTGCCACTACCTATGACAGTACTAATCTGTCCGCTTTTAATGAGATCTCCGTCATTTTTGGGAATATAAGGCACGCAACGTCTTAGCACCTCTGAGTCTATGAACATCTGCACCTTTCCTTGCTTTTCAATAGCAAATCGGCGCTTTATGTCATCATTGCTTTGTAGCTTTAATTTCAAGCTTACATGCTTCATTACGCACCTATCACTTTCCAGTTCTTCAAATGATCTCGATTTGTATTGTCTGCTAAAGACTTCAGAGTAACCACATCCGAATAATCTCGTTTGAGGTCTTTTAACCTATAGCTATCTCCTATTTCCTTATCACACTCTCCCAAGACGGCTATGCTTAGGTTTGACGCGGTTTCGATTGTCCAATGACTCAATCTGTCACTAGATAATAAAAACTCTTTATACGGCAAATATAAGGCTCTATATGGGATGGTTATTGATACGGTATCAACAATGTTCAACTTTCCGTCTATGTTGACGGATTGAACTCTCTTTCGCTTCCACATTACCCCTTTCAGGACTGTTCTATGCCATTTTTCGGCGCCGTTATCCTTGTAGTAGCTATAGATTGTGATTGTGTCCGTGAAAATCATTATATACACCCCATTAATCCCGTACCGGATAGGATCTCGAAGATAGCACTTTTAAGCTCCGACTTGCGGTCCTCGTCAGATGCGTATGTTTCGGAGTATCCGTCGTTTGATACCGAAATAACGCCCTCAGTACCGCCTTGATGCGCTAGAGAGTGGATTGTGTGGACTATTGCTGAGATTGTTTGGTTGTAACGGAAGTCGTCCTCCGCTACAACCTTGTCAATTCTTCTTGCAGTCCAGCCACGCAGCAAGATTGCTGCTCTCTCGTAAAGCTTTGCATACTCTTCTTCATCCTGCACGTCCACATAGAAGCTCTGATACTCCGCTAACGATACGCTTAACATAATTACTTGCCTTCCTTCTCCGTATTAACCTCAGGCTCTACTTCTGCTACCTTGAACTCTGCCTCAGGCTCTACCTTAAATTCCGCCTCTTCGACAATAACTTCATTGTTATCGTCAAATTCTAGGCCAACTATTCTGCCCATCGCTTACCTCCTATGCCTTGCACATTCCTGCGATACCGCTTAGCTTATTCTCGTATGCGTCAGCAATACCAACTTCGCGGAAATTAAACTGCCAAGCATCTGCATCCTTGTTGTCGTCAGGTGCGATTGCCTTATTGACATTTCTCTTCTGGAACTGGATTACTGCGGATTTCTCAACGATAAGGAAGTCAAGGGACTTGCCTGTAGCAGCCTTCTCAAATCCACCTTTCTCTTCTCCGCCTGTCTTGCCGTCCTTCTGCTTAATTGCGGTATAAAATCTACCCGCAGGTACTTCCTGAACTGCCACAAATTTATTCAAAATCTCTTTTGACTTTGTAGTGTCAAGGTCTCGAATCAGCCCGAGGATTGTTGGCGAAATGAGTAGGACTCTGCTATCAGTTGGAACCTCGTTGTCTGTCATCTCATCGTATAGCTTGGATATAGCCTTGACAGCGGTTGCTCCATCTGTGATGGTTGTTGTCTTAATGCTTGTACCTGCCTTTTTGCAATACATTGCAATTCTAAAAGCGTCAAGCTCAGGGACAACCTTAGTGCGAAGAAACTCGCTTGAAAGCTTACCGAACGCCATTCCTACTGTGTCGATGTTATCTACTGCATCTACAGTAAAGCTACGACCTCTATCAAAGTTGCACTTGACTGTCTCGTTCTTAAAATCGACGCCGCCCATTGTGTACCCTGCAGAACGGTCATAGTCTGCAAGGCCATCCATGTCAATCTTTGGAATGATAAGTTCATCTGCATTAGCACCCTGTTGAGCTAGTTCAGGTGCTCCGTCAAGAATTGCTGTGCGTGATGCATTCTTGTAAACCTCGTCAAGAAGGTTAACGTAAACTTTAAATTTTGAAATCTGATTTGCCATTGTTTAATTTTCCTTTCCTTTTGGTCCGAGACCCATTACAGCTCTAGCGGTGGCCATAGCCTCATCAGTACCACCTACTCCACCACTTGCGTTACCAGAAGAATCTAACTTCGCCCCTGTTGGATTCGCATTTGATCCAAATAGAAACGATGTGTCCTCGGCTTCCTTTAGCGCATTGATTGCAGCTTCGATGTCGCTTGAACGGTCCTTGCTTGCCCTCAGCTCATCGAGTTTGAGCTCTGCCCTTATACTTGCAGCCCTGCGACCGCCTGCCTTTGCGATGGCATCATCTAACAGCTTGTCAAACTCTGCGCCTTCCAGCTTGTTCTGCATGTCCTCGATAGCTTTCTTATGTGCAGCATCTTTCTGCTCAGATGCACTTTTAAGCTCTTCGATTTGCTTCTGCATTGCTTCCTTGTCTCCTACTGAGGCCTTTAGTCCCTCAATTGACTTCGTCTGCTCGTCAAAATCAGCCTTAACCTTATCGTACTGGTCTGCTTTGTCCTTTACAGGCTCTAGTTCTGCGTGGTGTGCGTTGAGTATCTTTGTGATAACCTCATCGTCCGTGATACCAAATTGCTTTAGTGAGTCTCTTGTAAATGCCATTGTAATAGTTTCCTTTCTGTTTTACGTCCTGCGAGTGCTTACGCTTGGACTACCGTTCTTGTCCTGTTTTACGCCGAATGGACTAACGGCAATAAAAAACATCGCTTGCTTGCGATGTTTAATAACGTATTAAATTAACAATGATATAAAATCAGTTTATTATACAACCCTTTTTATACTCACGTTTTTTATATGCTTTTACTTTTAAGTAATACTCAACCCATTCCTTAGACCCGTGGCTCAGCAAGTACTCTTCAAAACCTTCGTCCGAGTCTGAAGAACAATATTCTGCAACAAGCCTAGCCTCTTCAATTTTTAATGCTTCAGTTTTTTCTGGCATAATATTCCTCCGATATTTTAAAAATCATATTAGATAAATCGTTTCCCTTACCGCTACCCATGACCGTCTCTGCGGAATATGCAAACATTTCGTACGATTCGACAATGCTTTCAGGTTCTCCAGTAATCTCATAAGCAAGATCATAATATCGTCTTGATGTTCTCTTTAATTTCAAACGCCTTAGGGCGTCTGAAAAAACTTCATCGGCAAAAGAATTTGTGCCATACGAAGATTTATACAAGTCCGCCGCATGTGCAGCTTCATGTATCCCAGTTCCGTAACTACCTATGCCGCTTTTCCCTATTTCGGAGTGCCCATTTGTTTTTAACTTTCCGTATACGCGCAATCTAGGATTGTATGAAATTTGTTTTACAACAGATGAAGAACCAGGGAATGTCTCAAAGCAATCATCATATCCAGCTAATACTATTTTTAACTTATCTAAATTTTGCTTTTCAAAGCCCACCAAATTTATCGAGTGTTTTTCAGCAAAATACAATTTTATCTCATCTAATGATTGCATATTAATTATATCACTTTTGCTTATATTTTTCAAATCATTAATATCTGTAATATTCTTGGCACGATATACTACATCATGCTTTTTTGCAACATCATGTCTTTTTCCTATATACTCAAAATCCCTCTTGTAGCCCTTAACATAAAGCCTATTAAGGTTCTGTTTGAGCCCTGCTTTCTCGCAAAATCGAGCATACTGCTGTTCCTTTGCTGTAATGGCAGCAGTCATATTCTGTCCGCCTAGATATTGCCTTTTGAACTCCCTAAGTTCCCTTTCAAGCCTGCGCTGGTATTGTGTTGCTTGGTAGTACGTATATGTTTTGCCATCAACCTTAACCGGAGCCGGTTCCTTTTCCATTGGTGTTGGGTCAGAAATACCTGCAATAAACGGATAAAACGTATGTTTGCAGTTATATCCGCAAAGACCTGCGGGATCGTGAGGATAACCAGTCGCTGCTTCAAGGCTTAATATCTTATAGCCTAATCGTTTGCTTTCTTTCGGATGAGCCTTTCCGCTTATGCTGTAGACCTTGCCTTGCCATCCTGCATGATTTGCGTGTCCGTCTCCGTCTCGTGCTCCACCATGTGAAGAAACCTCGACTAAATCCGTTCCAAGCTGATCTGCGTTACTCATCGATATATCTGCTGCCATCTGGTTTAAAGTCGTTCTGACAGCTAAATGTGCAGCCACATCTATACCTCTAGTTATCCCTGACGCATAGTTTACGTACCTTAGTCCGCTTTTTTCAAGCTCCGAGACGACCTGCTCGACAGCTTGTTCTGAGGAAAAAGCACCGCTCGCAACATTCATCACTGCCTTATCCATTGAGTGATTAAATGCTTGATCTACCGAAACTGGCGCTCCAAGAAACTTAAAGCCTGTAGAATGAGTTAGTGATTTAAGCTCATGCTCAAGACGTTTGGAGCTTTCTGCGGAGATTTGTTTCAGTGCTGGGCTTGATTTTAAACTCTGCCCTCTAGTCTTCCAAAATGCCACATCATCTGCAAACGACATGTCGCCCGCTCTTCCGACAATCTTGTCACCATGAGCTTGAGCCGAATCCACAGTCTCTCTAATTCGCTCTCTAACAAGTTTTTTATGTTCAAGAGTGTTCTCGTTCAGCATATCGATAAAATCTTTGTCAGCGTGCAATTTATCGAGCACACGCGTCTGTATTTCGCTAGGACTATACCCGAGCGACTCAAGAGCCTTAGCTTGGAGCTCTGCAGATTCCGTCCACCTTTTTTCTTTTCTGAGCCTACGCGCTATGTCCTGGATTGTATCTTGTTCCAGGTCTTGGAACATCGGTATTATCTCAGCACTTAATTGCTCTTTTTGATAGTCGGATAGCATAACTATGCCTCCGTTTCGTCATCGACTTCCACATCGCTATACCAGGCTTCAGCTTCAGCCTCTGTAAGTCCGTATTTATCTTGTATATATCTCTTGACAAGCTTCGGCAATCCAAATGCTTGTGCATCAGCCCTCATTGAATCGAGCTCGCTCTGTCTGTCGGTGATAAAGCTGTCATCGTAAGTGATTACAATTTCTTCTGCGAGATCGTACTTTGTTTCCATGAACGTGTTTGAAAACCACAGAAGAGCTCTTACAAGATCCTCAATATAGTCAGTCAGATTTTGTCTTTGCTTGTTCAGCTCCTGCATTGAGTCTTGTTTCGTTCCGATGTACTCTGTTGCAGTCTTGATCTGTCCGTTTTCAAAGCTGTATTTGCGTGTACCAAATCCGAACATCGTTGAAAGCAAAGATAGTGATAACTCAAATGTTTTGGTTATGCTGTCAATACGAATAACTGGATTTATCTCCTGAATTAGGTCGTCGGAGTTAGGCAGCTTTTCGCCCATCGAAACGAATGTCTTTTTATGCTGCTTGTTTGGGGTCTTTGCATTTCCATTTTTATCAAACTCGCACAGCGCCTCGTTATAAAGCACCATCTTGTCCGCCTTGTCCAGGTCTCCAAAAAGCACATTAAAAATTAAATCAATGCTCTTGAGTATCGGAATGGCTGCATAGATTTTTGGATATCCATACCCCTTCATGTCTTTTATGTTATTAACAACCGCAGTCGTTAGGATTGAGAACGGCTTAACATCCCCCAGCCTAACCTCTGAACTCTTTTCGACAACTTCCTTGCCGTCAACATCCAAAACCACTGTCCTTGAGACATACTTGTTATCTTCCATAGTGAACATAACAATAGTCGTTTCGGTCTTACCGTTGACTATATTTTCAGACGCAAAGGCACATTCTGTAACTATGCCTTTTGAGATTGTTAGTGGGAATATTCCACTAGGCTCAACATAGATCAATTCTATCGTGCCGCCCTTTAGCGAAGAGTCGTCAAATAAATCAGCTCCAACCACCCTGACATAAGCGCCTACAGTTCCCTGCGCAGACATAAGCTCTAATTGCCTGCGAATTGCTTTTGAAAACTTATCTTTTGATAGCTGTTGCTCAACAAACTTGTTCGCGCTTTCCGAGTTTGTGACAATGTCTACCACCTCGCAAAGGTTTGCATCGTCCTCGCACGCCCTCTTAGCAAAACCTGTACGCTCCATTTCATATCTTACGTTGTTCACTGTCACCCTGTTGTGAAAATCGTCTATTAGATCATTAGAGTACCAGGAATCACACAATTCCATTATCGCGAGAGCCTTCTCATTCACGTCATATCCCTGTTTATTTAAATATGCTTTAACGTGTGCCATTTATCCCTCCATTGGATGAAAATATTCAATAAACTGACTCCATGAATAGTAGTCAGCGTCGTATGTATCAACATCTGTCGAAAAGTCGTCGAGTAGCTTTTCTTCTTTTTTGCTCTTGCTGTCATACACCATTTCGGATATAGAATCAGCTATCGGCTCACAGAAGTCCGAAACCCACAGTAATCGATTGGTATTAATCACTGCGTTGTAAGCAAGGACCCTGTCAGAGAATTCCGTTTTGCGACATCCAGCGACCTTTACGCCTATGCCATTTCGCGCTGAGTATATAGCTAATCCATTTAATATTAGCTGCTCTGCATTATCGACAAACGCAGCCACAATCGGAATGCCTGGGTACAAAGTTCTAACCTCGTTAACAAATTCCTTGAAGGTTGCGTATATCTTTTCCGGATCTACGGTCCCTTTGCTGTGCTTAATTCGTTTGTAGTACAGTCTAATCTGCTTGTTAAAGCCTTTAGTAAAGCCTGTGGCAACAAACGGCGTGTGTGAATTTGTACCGCCAATATCTATGCCGATATAAATCTGCACTATCCGATGTGCGTTCTTGCGATTGCCATTTTCGTCAACAGGCATTAGCTTGTCGTAGCTTATTGCGTAAGCTTGAGCCTTGTCTGCAAACTGAGGATGTACAAGCCCCTCTGCTGCAACCCATAGCCCTTGAATGAATCGCTTAAAAAAGACGCCTACGAATTGGCGCCTGTATCTTTCTTTTATTGCTTCCGAGAGCGACAAATTGTCGTCCATCGTAAAATGCAAATAGATTAAATCCTTTTCTGCAGCCTGGTCAATCCAGTTTGCTTTGAACCAGTGCTTAGGCTTATCCGGATTGCAGTTAAACCACCACTTCGAACCTTCGACTGAGCATCTTGCTGTTGCCTGATTGACAAACGATTCAGGCATTAGTGCGACCTCGTCGAAAAAACAGCCAGCCAGTGTGATACCTTGCACAAGGTCTTGTGATCGCTCGTCCTTACCTCCGAAGATGTAATAATAATTTGTGGTGGCGCCCCTGGTGACCTCTAGCATGTTGTCAGCTCGTCTGTCCTTAAACTTGTACCCCCTAGCAAAGAGCATTAGTTTAAGCGGCTTTAAAACATTTCGCCTAAAAGCTCCGATAGTCTTTCCAGCCATGCCGAAGTTCTCACCGCTAAAGTCTTCCATCGACCACATCACAAAGGATAGCGCCATCGATACTGTCTTACCTGATCTAATCGCACCGTCAGCGATGATACCGTTCATCTCATGCATTGGCGATTCGTCTAGCCACCACGTCAATATCTTCTTTTGCTTTCGACTAAACGGCTTAAATTTAAAAGCTTGTGCTAGTCTTCCCATATGTCAACCGCCTCACTTCTAAGAGCATCGATAAATCCATCGTCCTCAATTTCTTGCGAATCTTCGCCTTTAGCCTTTGCAGTCTGCGCTTTGATGTGTTCGGTTCTAGCCTCTTGCTCTTTGTTGTCTGCATCGGTGTTAAACGATTGACCTGCATATTGTGCGACAAAATAAGCTGCCTTTACATTTCCAGATAGCGCCTTTTTGATTTGAGCCATAAGCATAGCACTTTCGAGCGTCGCGTCGACTCCCAATTCATCCAGCAACGGCTTCCACTCAGGCGAATCTATCTCAGCCGTAAGCAGCATATTTAGTGTCTTGTTAAAGTCTGCTTTGCGCCGTCTCGCAACACCGCTCGCCCTTCCTGCAATTTTTGCCATTTCTCGGCGTTCGTGCGGCGTTCGTTTTTGATTTGCATCTCTGATATTGTCATATCCTGCCACACCACCACCTCTCTTTTCGTCTGTTTTGCAGCAACACAAAAGACGCCCAGTTTTGAGCGCCTTCTGCGAAGTTAATTATGAAATATATTTTTTGAGGAAGCCACAATTCCCTTTTCGCTAAATACAATATATCATAGGTTTTTGTCCCATTTGTCCCATTTTGTGTTTTCAGCAAAATTTTTTAGTTTTCGCTGTATTGTAGACTTACTTATAAATGCTTGTTCCTCGATTTCTCTGTAACTCATCTCCTCAACATAATACATCCGAAGTATCGTCCTCATATCTGGGTCAGCTATAGCTTCTATCTCTTTTTCTATAGCCTCAATTAGCTTGCTAATTTCATCTAGCTTGCGTTTTAACCGTCTCTCCCTACTCGATATGCCTTTCCAGTCAAAATCGACTCCTACAAGCGATTTGGGAATTCCCCGACCTGTCTTGTAGTCCTTATAGTAGTCTGTGACTATTTCGGTCTTGGCGTTGTCGATAGAATACTTCAATCCCTCAGCTTCACGCCTTAGCGCTTTTAACTGCTTAATCTGTTCGTAGTCCACCATGGCTATACACCTCGCTTCGTGCTTTCTTCCTCGATTCGTTTTATCTGCCTATCGACCTTGAAAAACTTTGCGTGCTCTACGCGCTCATTAATCCCTAGTAAATATTTGACTTGAGCTAACATGATCTCTACGTCAGCAACTTCTTCGATTAGATTAGCAAGGAATCCGCTTTCGTGCTCATACCTCTCGAACTTGTTAAGAGCTTGTATGAGCTCAGCCAATTCTTCTATCAGCATATCCTTTTGCCCCATGTATCCATAGTGATCTGCAATATATTTCAGTGCTTTCGTTCTATTACCCATTGCCTACTCCTATCTGTATGGCGAACTTTCTGGCCATAAAACTTCTATGCCGTTCTTTAGTGCGTATAAGTGCTCCGTGCAAGCACCTCTCGAGTGCACCCAATTGTCCAGCATGTAGATGTGCGTTGCCTTACCCAAGAGCCTTAAACATATTGCCATATAGTCATCCCAATCGCAGACCTCTGGCAATACTATTTCAGCGGGGTTGATAATCTCTGCCCCAGGATACTCGTCAAGGAGTATTTTCTTTGCCTCGTTAAAAGTCTTCTCGTAGTCATCATAGTCGGTAATCCTACCGCTGATGTATATTGTCATTTTTTGCATTGTTTTTCCTCGCCTTTCTTTGCTTCAGTCATTTTTGATATTAACTTTGCTATATTAATTCCAACCTTAGTCAATTCAGCATTTTTGTATATAAGTCCATTCTGATTTAGCCTTGCCAGCGTGCCTCTAGACACTGCTCGCAAATTGCTTGGATCAAAGTTTCTCGTATCTCCATCAAGAAAGATTACCGCGTGATTCTTAGGGATTGGACCATAACTCGCTTCGTAGACCAGCCTGTGCTTTTGCACCCAATTAACTGACTTCTTTGCATTGTGTATGTCATTAACCTTGACCCACACATATCCATCTACGTTTTTTTCTGTTCCAATCGGATCAGTGTTCTGAGGCACTCTCCCTGGCTTAAACATTGTGTGCTTAGTTTTTTCATGGATATGAGTTGGCATTTTCTTGCCTTTGTTCACTGGTACACATCCTTTTTCAAACCGTCCAGTTCTACCTGTGCTCAGCTTGTTATTCCCTATATAGCTTTTAGGGAAACTTTTAGGCGTCTTGCGTCCAAACCTTGCTTCAAAGGCCTCTTTAATCTCTTTGTAAGAATGCCCTGGGACAAATTCTCGCATGAATGCATGCTCTTCTTCCGTGTACTTAATCATGGGAATTACCTACAAGCATCTTAGGGACTTTCAAATCTGCGTTCATGTGGTCGTCCATGAATTTTGTCGCTTGCAAAGTGACATTTGCATTTTCTATGATATTCTTTGCGATTGTACTGATTCCGGATGCCCTTTGTAGTTCTTCAGCAAGAGCCTCTCCCTTTAACTCCTCATCGCCAAGCCTTTCAATCTCAGCGAAAAGATGGTTATTTAAATCTAATAATGTGTTTTTCATTTCTGCTCCTTCAAAATCTCATTATTCCTCTGCGTTTTCCTGTAACACCATATGCAGAGATAATACTCTTTACCTGCTATGACTGCACTGTACTTGCCGTACTCGTTGATTCGTTTTCCACATAGTTCGCATTTCATTGCTACCTCCCATACTTAATCATGTCATCCACAAGCTGCCTTATGTCATGACCAGTCATGTCTTTAGTTCCGTCTATCATCTGATTGACCGTGCACCTCTGGTCCCATACCTCTCCGAGCAGGCTCATATATGCCTCAAGAAAATATCCGATGCGCTTTTCCCTCCATCCGTACACGGTCCATAAAACTCTGACCATGATGGAGATGTGCAGCAGATTTTGTAGTTTTATGATTTCAAAACGAGGTACCTGCTCGATTGGTCTTTTCTGCTTTTTGCTTTTCTTAGCTTTCGGTATCATTGTCCAGCTCCTCAACTCTTATCCATATGCCTGGTATCACTGCCCAAAACTTTTCGCAGATCAGACTTGCTACCTGTGCGTCATCTTTCCAAAATCCGAGGTCAGACATGCAATCCTGTAAAAGCTTGTTTGAGTTATCTAGATCAGGCTTACTTATTTTCCACTCACCATCTTTGTGCTTGCCCTTGATTGGGAAGCACCATTTCACTACGAGCCTCACAGGACCTATTGCTTTTCGATTAGGTCTAAATTTGGTTAGGTGAGCTTTTAGCTTTTGCCTTGCCGCTTTTAGTTCTTCGTCTTCGTAGAATCTAATTTTTCTATCTGAGCAAATTGTCGCTCGTTTTTCCTGATGTGTTTTTGTTGGCGGAATCATCGCCATAAAAAATTCAATCATTTTACCTCCTCTCGCTCTCGCGCGGTGCATGTATGACCACTCCTATGTGTGGGCGGGGCGTAAGCATAGCGCCCCACCACATAGGGGTGTGTACATGCTTGCATGTGTAGTGTGTGTAACATACTACTTTAGTAGTAGGTGCACACCCATGTAGTAGACTAGAAAATAACAGTGTGCTACACACCTGTGTGCGTACCTATGCTACACCCTAGTGCGCTACACCCCCTATTCGCGCCTTTTAATATAACGTTGGCCATCTGCTCCAGTGTATGTTTCATAGCGTTTTTTATACTCAGAACGAGCCTGTTTTCCGTTGCCTAACCATAGTCCAATTTGTTTATGTGATGCTAAACCTAAAGCTTCTGCAAGGTCAGACATAAGTACCTCTCCATCCATTTCGAGGTTGGTAAATGCAATCTCAAATTCGTTTAGCTGCTCTTCCTTTTGCTCCTTAGCATTTTTCTTTCGCTCTTCTATAGCCTTTTTCCATGTGGGCTGAGCTGATTCTGTCTCTATGTCAGTGAGAATTCCAGCCTCGTCAACCTCATGCTTCGGATACCTAAACCACATATTAACCGGCTTAAACTTGGCAAATTCTCTCAGAGTTCCGCTAACTCTCCATGCACTAAGTGTTCTAATTTCGTCTTCGACCTTGTTACATTCATTAGAACACTTAAGCAATGCGCTTTGCGTTAGCGCTCTATTTGCATGACTAGTGATTTGAGGCAAGCTCAAGGCGTCGTCTAGTCCAACATGCTCGTCATAATAACCTGGATTATTTGAGCGAATAGCCTCATCAAATACCTTGCACTTAGCCTGGTTAAGCTGCATCGAATATATTTCCTCAGTAAGCTCGAGCTCTATAAGATCTATGAGTGCGTCAGGGTCTCTTGCGAATACTCCGCTGCCTGATGCTCTGTCTAGGCTCTTTTTATTGCCCTGGGCGCCTTTTGAGTGATGGTGGCAGTAGATTACACTTGAGCCTAGTTCGGTCGCCACCTTGTCAAATTGGTTCGTGAAATGAGCCATCTGATCTGCGCTGTTTTCGTCGCCTGTAAGGACTTTATAGATAGGGTCAATGATAACTGCTATATAACCCTTTTTAAGCGCTCTACGAATCAATTTAGGCGCTAATTTGTCCATCGGTACTGTCTTGCCTCTTAGATTCCAAATGTCGATATTGCCAATGTTCTGAGGCTTGATTCCAACGGCGTTGTAAACGTCCTTGAATCTGTGTAAACAAGATGCTCGATCTAACTCAAGGTTTACATATAAAACTCTGCCCTGGCTGCACTGCCAGTTTAGCCATTTAGTACCCTCTGCTATTGCAATACACATTTCTATAAGAGCAAATGATTTACCAGCTTTTGATGGTCCAGCGATTAGCATTTTGTGTCCTTGCCTTAGCACTCCATGAATTAACTCAGGCGCAAGCTCAGGCATGTCATCCCAACACCCCTCTAGTCCTTCAGGATCAGGCAAGTCGTCGTTCAAATCTTCTATGTATTTGTACCAATCCTCGTAGCTGCCTTTGCCCAAATTCGTTCCTATAAGGAACTGCTTTCGACCATCACGCCTAATACCTGGCATTCTTGAAAGCCTTGATGGGTTTCTATTTTGGCTATCAATATCAAGGCCATTTTTCTTGCAAATAGAGTAAATATAATCTACTCTCTTGCGATACTCGTCATATGTATTAGCATCCACTTTCACGATAGCATGTATGGATTTTCCTCCAGAGTACACAAGACAAGCTACAGGAAGTTCAAGCTCTCTAATGATTGCATTTTGCTTTTCTAGTTCCATGCTGTCCGATTCGACGAGCGTGTACCTATAGTCTGTCACATTTTCGTTTTTAACGCCTTTGCCATCGAGTGGGTTAAATCTTATCCATGCGCCAGCTTCTTCTTTGTAATCGCCGATTACAGCGCCTATGTCACCGTTGCATTTTGATAGTGCTTCTATGAGTTGTCCTGCAGTTCGGTCGTATGAGCCTTTTCCTGGCATGTACTTGTCGTCTTTCTCCCAAACCTCCGTGACGTATCCAACATTTTCGGTACTTTCAAAGAGTGTCTCTAGGTAAGTAATCAACTCTTTAACAGGATTCCACTGCGTATCATCAGGTTCGTTTATTTCTTTCACTTCAAGCCAAGCCTCATCAATGAGCTTGTAGTCTTTTCCAATCTCGTCGTCCCAGTTCAGCTCATGAGATGTTTTCTCCGGAGGAGTCCAGCCCTGCTCTATAGCTAACTGAAATATCGTTCCTCCAGTCACAGGATTTCCATTTCCTGCAAATCCATCCCATTTCTTAAAGCATTCCCCTTGATGGTACCTTTTGTTGTCCTGTGCACTCCACGAATCCCAATCAGATGCTGTATAGCCTTCCTGCTTAAGCGCCATGCCTACGTTCACCCATTCCTGATAGCTTAAGAGCGATGGATTTATATGTTGTAATAGTTCAAGATGATTTCTTTGCATCTTTATTCTCCTTATGATGGTCTATACTCTGCAGGATTAATGCTGTTAGGAACTCTCCATCCATTAGCAGCTATTCGGTCTATCATGTGTTTAGCAGATTGGAATTGCCACATACCTACATGCTTAAACCCTTTCCCCTCAAGGAATCTAATCTGCTTAGGTGTTGTAAGTCCCTCGTCTCTGCGCTTGCTTAGTCTGTCTAAAATCATAGAAGCTTTACCAGCATTGTCGATTGTGTCAGGAAATATTCCGCACTTTTCAAGTGCTTTAATCTGCTTGTCAGATGGTGGTGCCATTTCCCAGCCAAACGAAGGGATATATGTTGATAGGTCTTCTGCCTGGATGCTCATTTCAAACTGTAACGGATCTACAAGCTTGCGCTTGCGTCTTCTCATTTCCTCAAGCTGCTTAGCAAGAGCTTCCTCTCTTTGAGCGACTACGTCCGATGCTGCCTTTTCCTCAGCCTCTTCGATGTCTATTGCAGTGCCTGCGGCAATCTCCATATTTTCGGTCATCTTCTTAGCGACTTCCTCATTTTCGCAAATGAGGCTTGCTGGATGGCAAAGCTCGTGCCTTTCTGTGTGCCAAAGAAAATCAAGCAATAATAAGTCTTCTTTTCCTGGATAGAGCCTTGTTCCTCTTCCGACCATCTGAGAGTAAAGTGATCTCACTTTTGTTGGTCTTAACACCACAATGCAGTCGACTGATGGCTCATCCCATCCCTCTGTTAGAAGCATAGAATTGCAAAGTACGTTGTACTTTCCTTTGCTAAAATCGTCCAATACCTCTGCTCTGTCTTTACTATCCCCATTGACTTCTGCTGCATTAAAGCCCTTTTCATTCAGAATGTCTCTAAACTTTTGAGACGTCTTTACCAGTGGCAGAAAAACTACCGTCTTTTTATTTGCGCAGTACTTAAGCATTTCGTCTGCAATCTGTTCTAGGTAAGGATCTAGCGCTGTACCTACCTCGCTTGCCTTAAAGTCGCCTGACTGCATTGATACTGCGCTCAAGTCTAGCTCAAGCGGAATTGTTAAAGCCTTAATTGGGCTTAGGTATCCGTTTTTGATTGCCTTTGGAAGAGTGTACTCATATGCTAGGCTCTCAAAGTATGATCCTAGATTGCGCATGTCTCCTCTGTCCGGAGTAGCTGTAACACCAAGTACGTTCGCATTGCTAAAGTGTTCTAGTACTCTTTGATAGCTGTCTGAAATGCAGTGATGAGCTTCATCCACGACGATGGTATCAAAGTAGTCTTTGTCAAACTGTGCAAGTCGCTTAGGTCTTTGCAAAGTTTGCACAGACCCAACCACCACTCTGAACCAGCTATTAAGGCAGCTTTGTTCCGCCTTTTCTGTAGCTGTAAAAATACCTGTTGCTTTTGCAAGCTTGTCTGATGCCTGGTCAAGTAACTCGGAGCGGTGTGCTAAAATTAGCACACGCTCCCCAAGTTTTACTCTGTCTTCGACGACCTTTGAAAAGACTATCGTTTTTCCGCACCCTGTTGGAAGTACCAGGAGTGTTTTCTTGACGCCCTTCTCCCATTCGTTTGCTATAGCTATTCTTGCTTCCTCTTGATAATCTCTTAACTTCATTTTGTCTCCTTAGAATGGAAAATCTTCCGCATTAAATCCTGTCTGTGAAAATCCTGGGACATCCTTGTTGAGCACCTTTGTAAGGTCAACATCTTCTGCGTAGATCATGCGCTTAACCTCGTTGTACTTGTTGCCGTTGTACTCACGCTGTCCAAGCTTGCAAACACCTTCCTTGCCTGCAACTTCGTTCCAGTTCATCTTGAGTGGTTCGCCTTTCTTTTTAAGGCCGATGGCACCAAAGAATGCTGATAACATCCCCTCTGTCGAGCTGTGTAAGAATAGATTGTGCTTGAGCTTAACATCGCCCTCTGCGGTCTTTACAATGATGTTAACGATGGCCTTATTGCATGCTGGAAGCTTTCCGCCAGGTTGTGGCTGATGTCTGCCTCTCTCATAGCTTTCAACGATAAACTTGTAGTCTCCCTCAGGCAGTAGTAAAAACTCTCCACTGTCCTGGGTAATTTCGTCATTCCAATCAAACTCTCTGTCAAAATTCATGTTGCTCATTTTTAAATATTCCTTTCGTTACTTGTTTGTTCTTGCATTAACTATATCTTTAAGTGCCGAGTTCCAGTTTGCTATCAGCACGTTCCAATAATCTTGCGGTACATTGCCAAAAGGCATGTCCTTAGGGAAGTGTCCCACCTTCTCCCAAAAGCCTCTCAATTCGTCTTCTGTGACCTCACTGATAGACATTAGGTCCTGTACTGAGATAGGTATCGCGTCATCATACTTCTTAGCATAGATAGGATCCTCAGGACGCATTTCCTGCTTAGGTGCTTCGGCCTTCGGCTCTGTTTTGACAGGCTCAGCTTTGACATCAAAGATGTGAGCAATGCTCTCGTATTTCATAGGCAATTCAAACGGTAATCCGTGCCTATTCTTCGCGTCCCATGCTGGGTGATGTGCTGTATACATCACTCGTTCACCACCTTGAGCTTTGTGCTTTGTCCCTTTGTCATCTACAGCAAATACTTGCGTTTTGTAGTTGCAGAAAAGCACTATGTCTGCCCACTCTTTTACAAGCGCAGCAGTCTTGCCTGTGGTCTTATTACCAAGCTTTAGCTCGTATCTGTCATATGCTCCCATTTCATCCGGCTGTTCGAACTTCCTTATGATGGCATGTGCGGTTAGGATTACATTTACGCCCTTCTCGACGATGTCTGATAGCTTGTTTAAGAACCTGCCTATTTCTTGCTCCAGTTTTATAAATCCCTCGCCATAGCCAAATCCAGTGATGTCCTTCTTGTCATGTGCCATACAGATGTCTTCAATTACCATCTTCTCAACCCAATCCACTGTGTCAATTACAAGCGTCTTGCACGCTGTAGGATTGGCTGCGATGAATGATAGCTGATTCTTTAGCATTGTGTAGCTTGTTGGCTTATCTAACCTTGCAACGTCCATGTTGCTTGTCGAGCCCTCTATGTCAATAAATACTGGGTCAGGGAATCGTGAGGCAAGAGTGGACTTGCCTATTCCCTCAACTCCGTATATGACGACCTTTTGAGCTTTTGCGATTTTTCCTTTAGTGATATTCATATAGCCTCCTAAAATTTCCATTCAGCTTTCGATGGTTCCTCGATAGCTGGTGTATTCACTTCCTCTGCTTCAGCGCCCTTTACATATCCATCTTCGATGATGATGCTGCACTCTTCGCCAGTGCTTACTCTTGTAGCGATTGCCTGCAAGCCTTCTGCTTCGAGCCAGTCTCCAAACTCTTTTAGTGACTCCTGGTCCATCTGCTCAAGCTTGTCTAGTAGTACAAATCCGCAATTAGAGTTTAGCTTGCGCACGATTGCAGTAGCGACCTTTAGCTGATCTGAACCGCTCATGTTGTCCCACTTGAATCCGTTGTATACGAGCTCGCCATCCTCAACAGATAGCCCTTTTAGTGGTAGGTCTGCGTTGTCTAGCAGTGCTGCCTTGCGTTTCCTAACATCTGTGAGCGCTTCTGTGAGCTCCTCGTACTCGGCTCTGTAACCTCTTGCGTCTTCCTCGGCTTTGTCTTTGTCAAGGTTAGCTCTAACCTTTCGATTGATTTCATCAATCTCTGTTATGCTCTTTTCAAGTTCTGCAGTTGATTCGTCTACAAGGTTTTCAACAGACTTATTTGCTGTGACTAAATCCTGTATTGCATTAGCAAGCTTAGTCTCGGCTTCGGATAGCTCAAGCTTCAGCCTTTCAACATTCCTAGTAGCCTCTTCGTGTAAGCGCTGTATTTTTGCAAGATTTTCGCGCTTTCTTTGGTTCTCACCATTCCTCGCTAGAATTTCCTGCTGTTCTTTGATTAGGTCTGATGCAGAGACCAGGTCTTTAGGTGCTTCAGGATAATATTCCTGCTCTTTTGCAAACTTCTCCTTTTGGTCTGCAATTTGACCGATTGCATGCCTACGGTTATAAGTGTCTTGCTCTTCCTTTTCGAGTAGTACAAGCTGCTCTCCCACTCCGATGATCTGTAGCAATGTGCTTGCTTTTTCTCTGCTTGATTGCTGCATAAACTTTGGCAAGTTGAGCGCAAGCTCATCTATGAAGCTGTCTAGCAAATTCTGTCCGGCTTTGTTTCCATCCGGATCAATAACCTTCAGATCTGAGTTCTTGCCCTTACGTTCGACGATAAGGCCATTACTCATGACGATATGCAAGTTCGGTGGAATCGCTGACCCTTCGCGCTGTGCCTGGCTAGGCTTAAACTTGTTGCCACCGAGCGCCCATGCTATGCTATCCAGCACACTGGTCTTGCCCTGTCCGTTGTTTCCGCCGATGATTGTGAGACCGTTTGCAGTAGGCTCCATCTTTACTGCCTTTACTCGCTTTACGTTCTCAATTTCTAGCTTGTTGATTTTGATTGTCATTTTTGTCTCCTTTTGATATAATTAAATTGTTGATTTTGATTGGCGCTCCCAGGAGCGTCTTTCTTATTTCCTATTTAAAATCCTTTCTGCATATGCTTTGCCGTCTTCGGTGTTGCCACTGTTGTAGACTGATAGTGCGTCCTCGTAGTTTCCGTACTTGTCGTATAGGTCTGACAGAATGCTACATCCTAGAATCACGTTCTCTTGTGGGTCAAATAGGCTTACGATTCCTAGTTCTTCCATCCTTTTTTTATGGTGCTTTGGCTGTATCTGCATTAAGCCGATTGATTCACCATTGTCACCTACTGCGTTAGGGTTGCCTCCTGATTCCTCCTTGATGATTGCCTTAACGATATTAGGGTCCACACCACTTCTTGTCGCTATATCATCAATCATTTCATTTGAGATTCCTTTAACATCAATCTGTATGTTGCTGACGACTTTGTATTCCGGCTGCTGATACACCTCAGGGTTGTCTATTGCCGTTGCTATGCCATTCAGCGCAAGCACTGCTGATATAAATAGCGTTGGCGGTATGATTGATTTGATTTTCATAGTGTCCTCCTTTCTGCGAAGACTTCTGCTACATCGTCGATGTAGTACATCTTTGCGTTTCCTCGTGGGTCGTATTGCAAGTCTTTTAGCATATCCCTTGCCCTATCTCGACCCATCTTTGTGAGCTCTGCCACTTTGCTAATGCTGATTAGGATTGCTCCCTCATTGCCTTGTAACAAGTCTCTTTTGATTTGTGTTTTAGTCATGTGCGACTCCTTTCGTGTTATAATCTCCTCGAAGGGAATTGGTTAGTCTACAACGATTAACACTATTGCGAACCTTTAATATTCACATCTAAATCCTTGTGCGGTTCGGCATATTTCATTTCAACACCTTCTCTTTTTACGAGCTCGTTAACTAATTCTTTTGTTGATACATTCTTAATGGTTTCTTTCATTTTTCCTCGAATACTTGCGCCAGTATCACGAATGGCTCTCGCAATAGAGCTAGGATATCGTCTGGAGCCTTCTTTAAACCATTCATGTTTATTTATGCCAAGGCTCCATCTTTCTCCATCAAGCATTAAGTTCAGCTCTGTCACATACTTCATTGGTTCTCCGTTAAGCAGATAGATTCCTTTTTCTAAATCAACGTGTATAGATTTAAATTCTTTATAGTCTTTCATCCCTCCTCCTTTCCGGTCGGTGTAGTAACTTCACAAGTTACTTATTTCCCAAAAAAAATTTTCATTGGGTCTTCAATACTCAAATAGTCAATCATTATTTCGATTTCATCGCTACCGAAAACACCTTTACTCAT